CTGTGTAGACTAATGTATCAGCATTAATATCCTCATACATATCATCCTCATTATTAAGAATATCTCCGCTTTCAGAGAAAGTTCTATTATGTGCTAATTCACTAGCACATTCTACTAAATTAATTTTAATTATATTTTTATCCATATTTTATTTATTTAAAGTTTCTAACTTGTTTAATGCTAAATCTTTATCCATAAAAGTCCAAGCCCATATCCCAAAATCATTAGACTTTGGATATTTAACTTTAAAATCTGTTTCTGAAAAAATTTTAGCCTCAAAATCTATACATATAGGAGTCAATTTTCTCTCAAAAACTTCATAATGCCTACTTGTATCATCAGGCATTATTTCATACAAAAATCCTTTATCTGTAGAAGCAAGTTTCTTGAATTTAAACTTAGAAGTATCTCCAACTCCTATAAATTCATCTTCTAATTCTTTAATCATTTTAAAGGTTTCCTTCTTTAACTTCTTTAATTCCAAAATAATCTTTATAATTAGAATCTGTAGTTTTGGTAGAAAAATCTAATATTTTTGCTTCAAGTTCTTGATTAGTTTTAAACAAGTTGTTTGTTTTCTCTTGGATAATTAAGTCAAGTAATCTACCAACACTAAAGGCAAATGCTGAAATAGTATCTTCTTTATTATACTCTATTGATATTTTCATAATTAAAATTTTAATTCATCTTCAACTTTATCCTCTACTTTACTAGGAACTTGAGTTATTGTTGGAAATTTAGGTACTTCTCCTACTTCTCTAATGAAATCTTCATCACAATCTAGTAAATGTAACAATCTATAATTCTTTTGAAATTCATAAATACCTTGAGATTGCCCATAATGTACTTGATATGCTAGTAATATTTCTCCCCAAGAAGGTTTAACCTCTTGAGATATTTTCTCATAGTACTTTATACCTTTTCCTGGGATTCCTAAAATATTATCAGTAACATCTCCAACATACATCTGCATTCTTTTGAAATCATCAGAATCTGCTTCACTAGTTTCAACCCACCAACCTTTAATTACACTATTAGGGTTATCTTTATCCTCTAATTTGTAAGTGTAATTAAAGTGTTTGCCTGGAATACTCTGAAGCAAATCCTTATCCACAGCACATAGAACTTTTTCCATAGATTCAAATTCAAATTGTGGTAAATTCTCTACTGCACAATAATCCAAAGCATCTACAAATACTTCTCTAGGTTCTATCTTACCATCATCTGCTATACATAAATCTTTATTCATCCAGTAACTGCATAGATCATCAGCTTCCGTCAAATCCATACTTTGAGCACCCCACTCTTCTATCAAATATTTTTTTAGAGTTTTAAGCCACTTTAAAGGAATTTTATACTTATTCCTATTGGATTTATACTCTGAGGATATTTGGTGTCTAAAATAGGGACTATTTGAAATAAAAAGTACATAATGAGTTGCTCCAGTTTGAATAAAAATATTCTGAATTTTCTCATCTATAATTTCTATAGATTCATGTATAGAATCTTTACTGGAATGATACGTTAAAGCATCTCCATCTATAATTGCTAATTTACTCATTATTCAAAATGTTCTAACATAAATTTGTGTAATCCTATATGCTGTTCAATATAATTAGCAGGATGCCCAAACTTTAATGCTTGACTAACATGATTATACATACTCCAAGCTGTAGGTTCTGGAAATAGTTTAGATTCTTTAAATTCTCTTTTTACTATACCAAGTTGTGTAGGAGTAATGATATTTTCTTCTATGAACATTCTACCAATTAATTCTGCATATTTAGATTTAGATACCCCTATTTCAAATAACTTATTTCTAACTTGTATATTTCTTCTGTATTCATCATACAAATTTTTCATTCCTTCTCTAATCATGTATTTAATATCATCTTCAACACTTCCTGTATGTTTTCTTTTCATTGTGTAATCAGCACTAACCATTCCATTTTGACAAATAAATACTTGACTTCCTAATCCAATTGTAACCTTTTTACTTTTGTCATAAGAGTTTAATATACCTACTTGCATATCCATTGCAGGATCATCCCCTATAAATGCAAAAATACCTCTCATAATATTGCCTTCTTTTGCAATACTATAGTCAGTATTTCTTATTTTAAATCCGTGTTTATCTCCTTCTTCCAATACTAATTCTGCTAAATCTTTATGTAAAATTGGTATATAAGTTGCAGTTTTATCAGGAGATTGAATTTTATTTAAATCTTCTATATTAATCATTATTTTATTTAACTTTATAACAAAACAATCCTTCTATCCACTCATTTAATTGTTCAGAGGTTTCTTTAATTCTACCTAAACAATTCTCTATAGGTTCTGTATGCCAATATACTACATAGCCTTTCTCAGTCCTAAGATCAATACTTTTATTACTAGTTTTATTCCCCAAATGTTTAGTTCCCGTATATTTCAACCAGTAATGCTTTCCACCTCTTTTAGTAGAATAATTAAATGTAGTCTCTAATTCTTTTAATAAGTTGTGTGGTATATTTTCAAATCCATTTTTATTTTTTTCTATATCTACATCTACATCTACTATTATAATTCCAGGAGTAGGTGAAATTGCTAAATTATACCCTTCTGGAATTTTACCTTGATACATCACACCATCGGGAATTAACCCCCACTTAACAATGGGGGATTTATTTTTTAATAAAAAACTACGCATAACTAAAATATATATTCTTTTTTTGCTGCTGGAGTTTTCCAGAATTCTTCATAATAATTGTTATAAGCATACTCAAATACTCTTTCTAATTCAACAGCAGCGTCAGTACTAATATCTAATTCAGATATGATTTCATATCCATGACTACTAAGATAATTATCTGGGTCTTTATCTAATACATAACAAATAAATCCTGCTAGTGTAGTACAATTACCATTTAATTCACTACCTCTACCTGAAAAATCTAGTTTATTATCTTCAATAAACTTCTTAACTATTTCTACCTGTGTCATAATTATAGGTTATTATAAGGGTTTTCACTAATCCATTCTGCTAGGAAATCATCTAATTCACTTCCTTCTAATCCAAGTTCTTCAAACTTTTCTTTATTTCCAATTCTACTCCAAGTTTCTCTAGTATTTTCTAACTTACTAGGCTTATCTGGATTTTGCAAAGAATTCAATAAATCATCTATTGTTACATTCATACTATATTTCTTTAACTTTTTCCTTTAATAATTCTAACTGCTCATCTGATATTTCATGAGTTTTCAACCAAACTTCACATATCTGTTTAACTACTTTAGTATTATTTTTTCTTATTGCCAATTTTTCACTAAAATTATTTGAATTAAATATATTCTGAAATTTTTGTACTTCATCAATTAATTCAATATATTTAATACATACAGCATCAGTATTATATCCTCTTTTATGATATTTAATTACTCTTTCTAATTGTCTAAGAATTCTACCAATTTGCCATAATTCAGGGTCATAGAAATTAGTATTCCATTTATTCCAAGTAGCCTGTTTATTAGGTAAGTTTTCTGATAAATCTAAATACTGTCTAGTTTCTATATCATATGCTTTACATATTATATCCATATCAAAACTAGCAAGTACTGAAAAAGCATTTATACATCCTTTTTTAAATATTACATTTACTGGTATACAAGTATTATACACAAATTTAATTGTAGTAATTCCAAAAGGTGCTTTACCATGTTCTTTATTTAAATATTGGTCTAATTTCCATTTTTCTAGAGGATCTAGAATAAGAAAGTTGTTGTTATAATACAAGTTAAATAATATCTTAGTGAAAGATTTCTCATCATACACAAATAAATCTACATCTTGGTTTTCAAAATATCCTAATAAACAGCTACCTGTGATACAACCTTTTATAGGTTGTTTCTTTAAATACTCTATTACATACTCTATATGCTCTTTCATAGTATAATAAAGGGACTAATATTTCTACTAGTCCCTGGTTAAGTTAAACATTAGTCAATTATATCAATTACTGCTGTAACTGCTGCTACAATTTCTTCGATGGTATAAATTTTGTTTAGTTTGCAAATATCTTCTTCAAAATAAAGTCCAAATTCTTCAAACTCTTGAATAATATTGAATTGTTGTAAGAACTTATTAATCTTTTCAGTCTTTGAAGATTCACCTTGATATTTAATAAATGCTAAAGCTTCTTCTTGGAGTTTCTCAGTTAAATCTTGTTTTACCTTTTTAGGAGCTTTAATATACTCAACTCCTTTACTAGATAAAGCTTTTCTTACTTCTTCTTTAACACTCTCAATAGAATCTGGAACTTTACCTACAAAATCTTTACCCTTTGCTTTTTCAGCAAAAGTTACTACCCATTCTGCATGTTTTTGAACTGTAATAAACTGTTCATTGTAAACAGGAGTTTCATTTTTACCTGTTACTACATAACCACCATTAACTAGTGTTAATTCTTCTTTCTTTACAAAAATTTTACTCATTTTGATTATTGTTTTAATTGTTTATAATTAGTTTAAATATTTAACCCAATTTGCAATTTTTTCTACTTCTTTTGGGGTAAACCATCTAGAATATCCTGCTAAATCAGTATTACTTGTTCTATGAAATGAAATTACTTTATCTACTTTCCATTTACATAGTTTCTTTCCATCAGCATCTGAAATATTTCTACTAGCATAACCTCCTGGGTGGTCATTGTCTCCAAATACTATTGCAGTTTTATAAGTCTTTTCTTCAGATAATAAAGTTTTAAATATATCTCCTTCATTACCTCTTCCTACTTCTGTGTAAACTTTATCTACATCTAAAGTATGAATTAGTTCATAAGGATAAACTACACTTATTCCTCCAGTAACTAATATATCAGCATAGAAAGTTTCAGCCATAGTTTTACTGTATAACAGTATAAAAGTAGCAATAGATTTAGTCATTGAACCTGAAATATCACATATAATTAGATTTCTACTTGGTGAAGTAAATTCTAGTGCCCCATACATTCCTTCTAATTTTTTATTGTACATATTAGGATTGTATATAGCAAAATTGTGGATATTAGTTTCAATAGCTTTTTCTATCTTATCTAACCACACTGGAAATACTTTTAAATCTTTTAATTTATTAGTATCTATAATAGCAGTACAGTCATTAATATACTGTTTAAAATCTCCATTATCTTCTTTAATTGAAGATAAATCAATAATATCAGCCTCTATTTTATCATAATCTACATCACTTTCTTTGTAGTCAAAGAATACTGGAAATCCTTGGGGCCCATATACAGGTTTATACCCATTATCCTTTAATATTTTTTCCCAATTGAAAGGTAATCCAGATTGTATAGCTCTTTGATAAAGAACTTCCCACTCTAATAATTGAATGAAATAGGCTTTATCAGTTTCATTTCCCATAATGAAAGGAATTCCTATGGGCAATTCTTTTATTTCTTCCCTATTTGTAAGAAAATACAAAGTAGGTAATTTAAATTTTTTACTTGTTAATAATTCCATTTTTAATTCTTATTAATTGTAGCCAAGACATCTGCTCATTAGGAACCATCTCCTTACCCTCTTCTAATGTAACATTTTTATTTAATTTATTCTCAATTAATGTCTCTAGGATTGGTTTTATTTCTGCTTCATAAGGGGTAGGAATTCCTCTAATTATCATATTGACTGCTTTATCAATACTTCTAGGAGTATGGAAATTGTTTCCATTAAAATCTTTCTCGTTTTGTATTAATGTGGAAAGTTTACTTGCAATAGGTTTAATTAATCCATATTTATTAAACATAAATTCCGCCCACATTGCAGGATTAAACTTTACATCATACCAAACAAATCTTTCTTTTATTTGAGGAGTTAATGGAGCCATTCCTTGAGGATTTGCTGCAGCAACTATCATAATATTAGGAAGAGGTTTACCTGAAATAAATCTTCTCTGCTCTAATATAGTTAGACAAGCATTTAATACTACAGGATTTCCATTTAATAACTCATCAAAGAAAAGAATATCCCCATCTACTAAATTTTCTAATTTATCAAAATTGTAATACTCCATCTTTTTTGAATCCTTATCAGGATAAGCAATTCCTGAGATTTCAAAAGGACTCATTTGGGAAGTAATTAACTCTACAATTTTTACTCCTTTATCCTTTGCAAATTTATCAATAATAACAGTTTTTCCTATTCCAGGATTTCCTACAAATAGAGGAACAATAGTTCTTCTTAAAGAGTCATTAGTATATACTCCTTCTAATACTTCATATATTTTCTTCATTAAGTTATTAAATTTTCTGCTGTGTTATTTTGAATATTTATCTACTAATTTGTCTACTAAAGTATTAATATCTATATCTTCAATAGTTTCTAAAATAATATCTTGTTCAATACTTTGTTTAGATGGAATTGATTTTAATTCTAAGGTATCTCTAAATTCAGATTGTAATTTATAAGATATATCAATATCAGATACATACCTTATATAGTAGTGGTCATCAAATTTTAATACTTCTTTACAATACTTAACTGCATTTTCTAACGCTTCAACATACTCTTTATTTTCTTTCTTCCATTTAGCAAATTTTGCAGGATCCTCTTTTAATGCTTTATTTTCAGCATCAATTTTATTACTCACTTGATTATAAATCTTATCTGCTAAAGCAGATATTTGAATTTTTGTTAGCTTCATTATTTATACTGTTTAATTATTTCAATTGCTTGAAGTATTTGCTTTTGATTGTGGGGTTCTATAAATAATTTATATTTTTTATATTCTTCTGAACTCTCAATCAATGTTCTAAATAACTTTAATTTAACGGGATATAGGTCATTTGACCTTCCCTTCGTCTCAATCACCCAATAATCTCCAACAAAATCAGGTGTATAAGTAGTGCTTCTTAACTTAGTTAAGTCTAACTCAAGATTTCCAAGTTTATCTGGAAAATAACAATGAAATGTTGGTTTAAATCCTTCAAATAAAGTAAATTTATGTTTCTCATATTCAAAAGGTATGTTATTTTCCTTTAATTTTTTATAACAAAATACCTCTAATTTACTTTTAAAACTTATACCATCATAATCTGTTACTTGAGCATTTTTTACTTTTTTATTTTCTGGTTTTGCTGTTTTAACATTCCTCTTAAAAGGGAATTTCTTTTTCATTATTATCTATTATAATTTCTTTATCTACTGAATAAATCTTACTTTCTAATAGTTCTTTGAATGCTTTTAAATCATATTTCTTAGCAAAGTCAGATGGGTCTTTTGGTTCATTATCTGGATTGAAATAATACTCTATACCATACTTCTCAGCATATTTTGCAGCATTCTTTACACCTGTATTTGTAGGTTTATTCCAATCATTGTTGTACCAAATTATTATTCTTTTCCATCTTTCCTTCATTTTATAGAACCATTCTTCAGGAACAAATGCTCCTTCATTGTTAGGTGCAACTCCATGTATTACTAAATCTGGAAACATACTTTCTAGTTGAATTCTCCAGAATATTCCAGCATCTTTTTTACTTGAAGTTATAAATAAAATATCTCCTGATTTTGGTGCTACATCTACTAACTGAACAATAGTATTATCCATGTTAGAAATCCATTTAAAGGTTGTCTTTTCGGGAAAATATAGCTTCCTTTGAAACCTGTTGCTATGGTAATAGTAATCATAAGAGAAACATAATTCCTCTCTATCTACATAGAAAATATTATCATTTATCCAGTAATGTGATAAAGATTTTGTTTTTGATTCCTTTAACATCCACTCAGTCCAGTAGTATTCATTCCAGTACTGTAAATCTTTTGAAGTAAAATCTCTAGATTTAATCTTAATTATAGTAGGAGTTTTCTCTTTAAAATGCACTTTACCATATGTTGTAGGGGGAATATATCCCCCCACAGCATTAAATGGTATTGTTGCACTTAATCCTAACTTAAAATCTGCATTTATCTTATGTAACGCTTCAACAAAACTTAGTTGATACTTCGCCATTACATAATCTATTGCTCTATAACTACCTTCTCCAAAATCTGTGTATAGGAGCTCTCCTCCTATATTAGATATACAGCATGAAGGATTACTATCCTTTCTAAGTTCTGAATTAAATAATTCTCCAACCTTAGAGAACCCTGAACAGTAGTACTTAAATATATCATAACTAGTGATTCTTTTAAATATATTCTCCTTGGTTAGAGGTTCTCTTGGTATGAACATTAGAACTGGTTATCTAAGTTGTTATAGGTAGATGCTGGAGTTTCATCCTTATCAGGTTCAATAGCTCCTCCAGTATACTCACGGAATTCTAAACTATAAGATTCCTTAATAGGATAACCCGCATCTTTTTGTTTCTTTAAGAAATCAGCAAATTTATTCTCAGCAGTTTTAATACTAAATTGTGTTCTTACAAAACATCCTGTATAAATTCCTTGATATTTACCTTCTTTTACTGTGGCTAGTGTATATATTGTGTTGTTACTTAGTATTCTAACATAATCTTGTAATTCTTTGAAATTACCATTAAATAGTGCTGTAAAGTTATCAATCTTGCCAACTTCCTCAACACCTGTATTTGCCCAATCTCTTAGGAAAGTAATTAATGCTACTTCCCCTACTTTGGCAATTCTTGCACCATCTGGTTTAAACCATTTGTTGTCATTCTTTCCTAGTTTATTAACAGCTTCATCAATGGAAGTTGCCCAAGTACTTTGTCCAAAGTCATTTACAATTTCAAACTTGTCTCCATTTTTAGTTGCTCTGTCTTTATTCTCTAGGAAGAATGCAAATTTTGTCTTGAATTTATCATTCTTAACAATAACATCAATCCTTACTTTCTTAGTACCATCATCTCCTGTAGAGAGATATTCAGGTTCTTTTTCAAACTTAAATCCTATATCATTAAGTTGTGCTAGTGTAGGATTGATTGCTACAATATTCACCTTACTAATTCCTGTATATAGGATTGTCTCATTAAAATGTTTAGTTTCTGAACTATTAACTCCAAATGCCATAATCTTTTCTTTTTATTATTATTATCAATTTAATTTGCTTTAAGCTTTCTTACTTTGCTTGTTCTTATAACTCAAAATCAATACTCTTTTGTTGTACTGGAGCATTTAAAGTTTCTGCTACAGGTTCATCCTCAACAAAATTTAACTCTACTTTATACTTTGCTTTCTTAATACCTTTTAAATCTGGATGTTGCCATAGAACTTTAGCCTCTCTAGGGTTTAATTCTAACTCTTTGGTAATATCTTCTCTAGACATACCTGCTTCTAATTGTTCCTTAATTTTCTTAATTGATACATTCTTCATATTGTTATATTTTTTATTAATTATTTGGTAAATTCTATTATTTTTTCTAATACGTAATTACTATCATTTGGAATTTTAAATACATCTTCTCCAAATATATCTGGTGGGCATTTAGAACTTGAACTATCTAATGCTAAATCAAACCAAGCATCCACTTTTTTAGTGTTAGGATCCAAAGTTCTATCTACATATAGTACAATAGCAAACTCTTTTTCAATCCAACCCTCCCAAGTTTTACCTTGAGTTTTAGTTCTTCTTTCTTTAGCACCACCTTCATCTTGAATCCACTCATAATGAGCAGTTAAAAATACTTCTTTTTCAATTTTCTTTACTTCAGTCAAAAACTTACTTATTAATTCATTATAGTAATTATAAACATCAAAACCTTTTTTAGTTGCTTTGGCTTCTGCAATAAACATATCTAGCACAGCACTCAAACTATCAATAACAATACAATTAATTTCTGGGTTGTCGCTATAAGCTTTCAATGCTGCAAATACACCCCCAAATGCAACAGGTTTACCATGATATTTAAAATTACCTTTAAAAGGTAAAGGTTTATTTTCTACATTAATAAATCCTGTTTTATCTCTATCCATATTTCTAAATGAATAGGTTTTACCTTTACCAGATAAACTTACAAGTAATACTTTATAATAATCTCTTGCCATTAATTTATTTATTTTATTATTTATATATGGTTATAGTTTGAATTTCTGGAAATACTTCAATAGCCTTTGTATCTCCATAATTACATTCATACCACCCCATTGAATCTTTTACAGAATTTTCATAATTTATTTTAAAGAATTTTCCATCAGAAACTCTTTTAAATATCATTTCCCAATGTTCTGTATGTCTACCACTACTCTTGTAATTTCTTTGTACTTCCTCAATTTCTATTTCTTTACCTTCATCATCGGTAAAGTATAATTCATATACTAAATCACACCATTTATCATTTGGAACTTTAATTTCTTCTCTTTCCATAATTTATTATTTGTTTGTTGATCCAAAGCCACCTGTTCCTCTTTCAGTTTGAGATAATTCTTCTACTTCTTCAAATTCTATTTGAGGATAAGGAATAATTATTAACTGAGCTATTCTATCCCCAACTTTATAATCCCAACTATCTAATCCATTAGTTTTAATAAAAGTTGCTTGAATTTCTCCTCTATATCCTGAATCTATTACTCCTACAGAATTACTAAGAATTAATTCTGTATTTCTAATAGAACTTCTAGGAAACACTAACCCAACATATCCTTCTGGTATTTCTACAGATATACCTATTCCATAAGTACATTGAAAAGTTGTATTTGAAATTTTAGATGTAGCAGTTAAATCCATGCCAGCATCCCCAGGTTTTGAATACCTAGGGATTACTGCTAATGGTGATAGTTTCTTAAACTTTACTATCATTAAATATACTTCTTAAATTCTTCCAATAACTCAATTTGCTCTTTCAAAATATTAATATCTTCTTCATAAGAAGTTTTAATATCTTGAATCTCTTGCTCCTGTGCTAATACTCTACCCTTCTTATCTACTAAGTTTTGAGTAAATGTACTTACATAAGCAGTTCTAGCATCAGAAGTTTCAATCTTAGAAGTATTTACATTTAGGAATGCATCAAGATAATCTTCTTTCATATCCACTAATTTTTCATTAGCTTCAATTAGATCATCTTCCATTTGAGTATTAAGAACTTCAATTTCTCTCTTTTTATTCCTAATTTGTTTAGACCATTCAGCATTTAATTTATCACCAAATAATCCAATCTTACCTTTATCCGAAAGATTTAATTTTGCTAATACTTTCTCTGCCCAAGTAATTGCACTTACCTTTTTTACTTTAGTTTCTTCTTTCTTTGTCATAATTTTAATTGTTTTATTGTTAATTAAAGTTTAATTTGTTTTACTTTTGTTCTTTTAATTTTTACTTCTACCTTAGATTTATCTATTAAATCTGGAGTTTTCTTAATATTTGCTGGAAGAACTACTCCTGTACCTTTTACTACAATTGGATCTGTTCCTATAATAAATTTTTCAATATCTACAAGAAATTTGCACTCTTCAAATACCCAAGGATTTTGTTTAACACTATTTTCTACAGGAATTTCGTGTGGAAGGGCTTTTCTAAAATACTGTGATAAATCTTCAGCCCCATAAATAGTAAGTGTGCCAAAACTTCCTCTAATCATCTGTCTTACATCACCAATTTTAATTGGTAAACTTGGACTAAGACCACAATGTTTAATGTAAACAAGCCAATCTCCATCTTTAAACTTCTCATCCTTTTTAAACTGAGCTTCATAGGCTTCTCTAGTTGAAAGTTCAAAATACTTAGTAAATTTGCCATTTCTATCATCGAACCCAAATTTATAAACATTATCTAGCAAAAACTCATACTGATAATTTCCTCTATTATCTTTAACTAATTTATAAATCCTATTAATAATAGGCGCTTCACCTATACATCCTCCTGTATTTATTAATTTTACATACTCAGGATATTCTTCATTTTTTTCCATCAAATTACCTTCATTATCATACTTATCTAGTTCAGATTGTTCAATAAATTTATCTTGTTTAATACAGGTATTTAGCCATTTCTTTTCATCTGGAGTTGCAAGTCTTAATAACCATCCCTCAGTATAGTCCCCCATGTAATTACAGTATTCTGCACTATATACTCCTGTTTTATACAATCCTACTGCTTTTTTGAAAGAGTTTTTAGAGTATTTTATAATATAACACCACATAGTTCCATTATCAGGACCATTTACATATATCTCACCTTCAACTAAATCCTCTTTATCCAACTTCTTACCTGTTACATAGTCTATTAGTTCTGATGCTGGTACTTCTGTAGCATTTTTAATTCTGGATATGTGACTTTGTGTTAATAAAGACCACGTACCTGTATCATATCCTATTTTATACCAATATCCTGGTATAAAATTAAGTTTATTAATAGGTTCTCCAATACTTTTTAATTTATCTAATAATTCATCTGCTTCTTCCTGTGAATTTACTTTGCAATAATAATTTCTATTCATTTCATAATTTATTTTTTAATGTTTTATACTTAATCCAATACTTATCAAATGCTTCTTTATGTTTCTTACTTTTTAAACTCCATACAGGTTTACCTATATTCCATATACTACAAGCATTCTTTTCATTGTAGTATGGATTCCAGTAATTCTGCACAGTAAAGAATATTTCTACAGATTTGATACTATCATTCCTGTCTATTAATTTAAACTTCTCATAACCTACTATATTATTTGCTTCTTTAACCATAACAGGTCTAATCTGTAGAATACCAACAGCATTCTCTCTCTTTATAGCATCTAGTGCTTGTTTAGTAGTTCTAGGTTTCTCTATACTAATTATTGTTTTAAGTATATTTAACTTATGATTCTTAAATTCTAGAGTTTTGGCATATGCTGCTTCTCTAATAGAAATCATTTCTTTGGATAATGTAGGACAATATCCTTGTAGGACTGTGGTTATTAATAATATTAATATACATAATCTTTTCATCTCTTTTTATTTAGTTAATACTATGTTTATTTAAGGTATTACTTCTCTTTTTTCTACTTTTTTATAAATCTCTTCCGTCATTTCTTCAAACTTTGGATATTCCTTATATACTGAAGTTGCTCCATCAAAATACATAGGGATTTCCTTGTTAGTTTCAGATATATTAGATTTAAGAATTATTATACTTCTATATGCATCTTTTAACCTAGTAATATTGTATCCTTCATAGTTAGTAATTCCATACCTGTTTGGAGCCCAGATGCCAAAAATTAGAATATGGTCTCTTTGGCATTCCTTTGAATTACCAAGACCATCCAAAGAGGGTTTGCATCTCTCTATAATTAAATTACCTCTAAAATCAAATTGAGGTTTTTCAGATTCTGCTGATTGTTGCATGATATTTACTACTGTCCAATGCCAATGTTTAGTAATTTGTAATCTACCATATTTTCTAGTCCATTTATTAATAGTCTCTCTCTCAGTTAATACTCTACCTGCATCTTTATCATACTCCATTTGTAAGTTATTTAAATTATCAATAATCCAAATAACTTGTTCATCTGGATCATTAGGTATATAATGTGAGTATACTTCTTGTTTGTAAATTTCTCCCTCATCATTGGTAAAATCTAACTCTTTTGTATGATGTGTACCTAGTTTATTACTTATTGCTCTACCCCATTTGTAGAGGCCAGTAGGATTATTGATGGAATCTACTATTTCACAGTAGAATAATAATTCATTTATCTCCTCTTCAACATCATCTAATTTACTCTCTATTTTTTGAGGTAGAGGATTACCTCTTCTACTATTTAACTCTAAAATATCAGTTCTTTCGTGATGTTTTAGAAGTATTAATGCTGCATATAATTTTGCTATAAAATCTTCTTTACTATCCTCTAATAAAGAAATAAGAAATCTAAACTTAAATTCTCTATCAGGATGTTTTTTCTTTAACTTATATACTGTTAATAGGATAATACCTACCCATGAATTACTCTTTCCTACGCCGCTGTTGGCAGTAAACATAATCTGAATTGCAGGTGGAATAACTGGTATAAATTGTCCTAATCTAGGAAATGATTCATAGATAGGTAATCCTACTAACTTTCCTTCAATAACTTTTTGTTTATTTTCTAAAAATCTCTCTTTTACTTGTCTTACTACATCCATTAACTCATTTCATTAGTTTTCCCCACAATAGGTTGATGGGTCAAATATTTAACATCTTGTTGCCACTTCTCCTGATTAATATATGTTTCTATATTATTCATAAATTCATAATCTTTACTAGAGACTCTAGCCTTAACAATCTGTACTATTTTATTATGAGATTCTACTGTAGTAATTTTAGATAAATATTTCTTTTTACATGTGATATAATCTCTAGTAGGTTTCCCTCCCCACTCTTTACTACTTGCTCTTAAAGGTCTACCAGAAGGTGTTGAACTTGGAAACACATCCCAAAATTCATCAAAATTTATATCAGAATTTTTCTTTTCAAATAACTGTCTACCTTTATCCCTAAGTATATATCCTTCCTCAACTTTCTTAATCCATAGATTTTGTTCAAGTAAATGTAATTCCATATCAATAGAACTTCCATATCCCCAATTAAAATCTAATGGATTAATTCCCTCATTAATCATTTTTAAGACAATATACTCCGTTACAAAGATAGGTTGTTTTTTCAAATCTTCCAAATTAATTACCAGTTCCATAAACTTCAATTAGTCTATTAAAATCCTTCCAATCTAAAGTTACTTTACCATCTTTAACAGATAGTTCTAATGGTAATATAAATCCGTTCTGTTTAGCGGGAATTACTTTATCTAAAATAGGAATAGGAGTATCATTCTCCTTAACAATTTCTTCTAAAGATTTCTTACTACTCCTACTTTCTATATCAACCATTTTCTTTGGAAATTTAGATACACTCTTTCCTTTACGTTGATTCTCAAAATCAAATAATTCTACAGCTAAAGCAATCTTAGGTTCTGGGCCAATATAAGTAGTACCATTACTATCTGCTTTAACAATATTCTTTTTAGCACATGCTGCTAAGAATGTTGTTGGTACGTGGAATTTACTTATTACATCTCTTTGAATAAATCCATTAGTACCTTGTTGATACATCCACTTTAGGCATTGATACCTATTTTCTAAATATTTTGTTACTTCTACCATAATTATTTATTTAGATTCTTTGTACTTTTCATAAGATTCTTCAATCTTATTTATTAATAAAGCATCTATGTAACTTCCAATAACAATTGAGTTATATAATAATAGTAATTCAAATACTAATATTACACACATAGTTATTGGAGAATTAAGAAATGTTCCAATAAATGCACTTAGTATAAAACTAATTAGTAATCCTATTGAGATATTACCCCAATGTTTTAAAAACCATATTTTATGTTTGATAATAAAATTATCAATTAATTCTTTTAATTTTTCTTTCATAATTATTCAGTTTTAGTTATTGTGTATCCTTTACTTTTTAAATACTTAATTGCATTTACAACTTTAGTTGGTACTCTATTAGAAGTATCATATTTTTTAACATATCTATACATACTTCTTTCAGAAATTCCTAATTTTTCTGCCAACTCTTTATTACTAATTTTAGGATTTTCTGTAATGTATTCAGTAATTTTTTCCTGAATAAATTGTTCTATAATAGTTGGATTTTTATACATTCTTTAAAGGTTTATTTGTTTTAAAATTTACTTGTAAATATACATCAAACCACAGCCATCCTATAGTAAAAATATATCCTACATAACTAGGATAAATAGTATCTTCTGTGATAAAAGCTTGATTATAAGAGGCATCTACTCCAACATAAATAAATGGGATTAAATTAAATAATTTAACTTTTCCTTTAGCCCAATTATTGAAATAAATCTCAACTCCTTCAAAGTTTTCTTTCATATCCATATAATTCATAATGTTTTGATTCTTCCATACAAATATAAGGTGTATAGTACCTTATAATATCTTCTTCTGTTACTGCTATCCCAAATCTTTGATTTATAGTATTAGCCATTTCTTCATAACTATCAAAACTAACTACTTCCTCCTCTAGTGCTTTAATCATAGTTCCTAGTACTTCAGGAAGTGGTCTAGTTATAGTATGAATAGAAGGTTTAGTTTGGTTCTTTACTTTTGTCATAACTCATCTAAATTAATTGTTGAAACATATTCACTATCAAATCCACCAAGCATTGTACTAATATAAGTCTCATCCTGGGTATTCTCTACAAATAGTACATACTGTTCAGGATAGATACTACGCAGCACTCTTCCTGTGATTTGAACACTATATCTAGTTTGATTATCAAGTTGTACTATTATTCCAGCCTCAATATTAACTAAGTTCATTCCTTCCTTTAACATATCAACTACAAATAGTTTATGGATTTTCTGGTTATTAAAATCCTCAATTATTTGCAATCTCTTTTTCTTAGGAATTTTAGAATGAATTGCCAATTCTTTACCCAAATATACTGCTTGTGGTATTGTACCAGCAAAACATATTAATCTTTTATTATCTAACTTCTCTACTAACTGTTTAGCATATCTAGTCTTACAATCACATAAAAATTGTTTTCTCTTATTACCTGCCCTTAACCAATTTATTCTAGTCCATTTATCCTGAGTTAAATCATATTGTTCTTTTAAGTAGTTAACTCTATCATTATAGAACTTATATGCTTGCCATTCAGTACATACTGTTGATTTAGTTTTACTAAAATGGTAAGTTATATTTTTTACTGTATTATCTAATTCTATAGGAATTAAATATACAGAAGGTTTAGGTAGGATTTTCATCTTTATAGCCTCTGATAAGGATACTTTAAAGATATATGTGTTACTAAATATTGCTTGTAAGTTTTCTTTTTGTTTCCAAGTTAAAGTTGCTGAGAGAAATATGTTTCTTTTATTGAACTGATAAGTAACAATATTATTAGCTAAGTTCATTCTATTGTCGGAGAATAG